TCTCCTTGTACCAAAATATCTCTAAATTCTTCTCTATCTATCACATTTTCATTAAATAATGAAGTTAAAGCTGTGATATCTTGACCAATTAATCTTTCAATATCAAAATCTCTACTGATCTTTACTTCTGGTGGTTCAATACCTACATATTCAGCAGATAGATTGAAGGCTTTTTGTAGTTTTTGTTCCAGTTCCATGGAAACCATTGCAAGCATAGAGTTAGTGTCTACACGATCTAATCTGCGGGCATCTGCTGATTCCGCAACAAACTTCTGTTGTGATAATGTACTAATTCCTAAAGTAGCCATTTGCATTTGAAGTTCCTTTATTTCTGCTGATTGTGCATCAAAAGCACTGGAAGCTGGTTCTACATAGTATATTTTGTTACCTGGCTGAGTTGCCATTGCGTAGTTTACGCTGATAGCAAGGTCTTTGGTTTGATCGTCATAACCTTCCATTACAAGCATTGGTTGTGATGCAACGTGCAAACTATGAATTAAATCTGCCTGTCTCTGGAAGTGAGCGAGATTTAGGTATGCAATGTCCAGTAAAGGTGGTTTACTTACTAAATTATCGGTTTTTCCAGAATAAATTGTTACTAAAGGTATTTCGCCTAGAGAAAAACTGCCAGATTCTACCTGTTTATAGTCTTTATCAGATGATCCAGCTTCAAAACTACCAGCAGAACTTCCGTCTGATACGTCATACATTTCTTCTATCTGCTCTTTTTTGCGAAATACCCTATAACTTCCTGGTTCGATTACTCTTATTTGATCGAATACTTTTTCTCCGAACTGTCCATCTGGGAGTACAGCTTTTTCGCCTATTCTCACCTGTATCAAGTTTCCATAATTAGATTCACGATCTAGTCTCCAGCCATAGAGATTGTTTGGATCGACTTCAATCCAGTAAGGTCTGCGGTTTTGCTGACGTTCTTCCGCAAGACTAACAGCACCAGAAGGTGCAGGATAATCTACAAGAATATGACTTTGACCATAAGTGAGAGAACACATTAGTAATCTTCTAGCGTATTCATCTAAATCTGACTTTCTACCATCTACATCTGCCTTGAACATTTCTGTCCAATAAGGATCTCCTGTAAGCACTATTGGTTTTCTTAATACAAGACCTGTAGCTGCTCGGATTAATCGTTGGGTAAATGGGGAAAATACAGCACGATTTACCCTAGCTAAGTAGGCATCATAATCTTCTCTTGGTTCTAACGGTAAAAATGTTTCGCTATTTGTTCGGAGGTAGTCTGTTCCTTCGGTTACGGCTTTCATTATTTCCCAACCTTTCATCATGTCGAGAACAGCCCTAGTGCGAGTAAAAGGACTATCTATTCCACCTACAGAAGTAGATGAAACAATATTGGTTCTAATTGGACCAGGAACAGCATAAGTCATCTCAACACCTCCATCGTTTTAATGCTAACGCTTTTCTAGTTGGTCGCCCTTTTTTATCTTTTAATGGTCCAGGCATACCCTTCATACGGGCACAGAATGACTTTCTTCTTGCTGCTCTTTTTCCTGTTGGATTTTTTTCAGTAACAGGTGCTTGTAAGTTACTTCCTGTTGCACGATTATACTTAGCTCTTCCTTTCGCAGTCAGTCCTCCTTTCTTAGACTTTTCGCCTCTTCCTACAGATAAACTGACTCCTTTACGTTTAGTCATTATTTTCCTACCTTTTTCATCGTCATATTATGAGCTTCAGTAAAAGTTTTACCCTTTAACATTAACTTTTTCATTTCTTCCATGTGCTTTCTGGTATGAGTACCCTTCTTCTTATGCCTGGCTAGAGCGTCTTGCTGTCTCTGAGTTAGAGTTTTCATTTTTTCTTCCTCTTTTTCTTGGAACGTAGCTTTTTAAGATCCGCAGCCGTAATCTTATCCCGTGGTGGAGCAACAGCAGCAAGTTTACGCTGTTTTGCTGAATAAGATTTTTTAGGCATTAGACAGAGGCAGTGATAGCACCAGTTGTTACAAAACTAACTGATATTGTAGAAATTTCACCAACAGTAGAACTAAATGAAGTTCCTGTAATAATTCCGTTAAAATTTAATTTTTTACTGCCTGATGTGTCCAGAAAAAGATTAAATGTAGCATCGCCAGCATCTTCTGTTGTTAATACATCACTAATAATTTCAGCAGTATCATCTCCAGATGTTGCGGTGTAAAGAAGATCAACAGTACCAGAACCAGAAATCAAGCTACCTACAAAACTTCTTGAGGTTGCACCATGAGAAGTAGTCTCTAATGTGTCTTTTGTTGTATCTAATGTCCAGGCTGTTGTAGAAGCTATAGCTCCTGCTGTTCCAGTTCCGTTATCAAATGATACAGAGCCTTCTTCACCACGAAAAAATGCCATGATTTCAATAAAATTTTACTTATAACAATATATTACCTTGAAACTGCGTTTTTCACAGTTATTTTTTCCTCTTTTTTCGTCTATGTTGATAAGTTATCTTTTTACTGCCTGTTTTTTCTCTTTTAAATCGTGCTTTTTCGGCTGCGGTCATCTCTCCAACAGTCTTAGGTGTCTTACTTGATACACGTTTTTTAGGTCTGCAAGCTGGATAACCTCGCTTTTCGCCCTTTGATCGGCCACAAGGTTTACCAGTTTTGACATCTACCCAGTTTTCTTTGAACCAACGGGTTAGACCGCCACTACTTCTTGCCACGTTTTTTCTCCACTCGGTAAGTGCCACCACGTTTTTTGTACTCTCGTACAAGCCACGCATTAGCATAAGCAGAAGGATAAACTTTAAATTTACGTTTAGCCTCTGCTTTTACCCTAGAGTATAACGCTTTATTTACAGGAACATTCACTTCTCTTCTTGCCTCCCTTCTTTTTCTTTTTCTTCTTCTTTGTTGTGGAGTGATACATAGTGAAAAAAGGAAACTCTTAGTATATTCTAAACGAAGTTTGACCTAATGTCTCTGGTTTTGCAAGGTTAAATTGTTGCAAACATAAATACCCAAAAGCATCAAACGCATGGTCAACTCCCAGGTTTTTATTTGGTAAACCTGTATTTGGAGCATAAGTTAGGGTCCGTAATGCTTTTATCAATTCTTTACAACGTGGGTGGATAAATGTTCTGCGATCTCCATTTGCATCATACAAAGCTGTATTAATTGAAGTAATCTTATCCCTTATTTTCCAGGGCGATCTTGGACTCATAACTGTAAATCCACTTCTCCTGAGAATATTGTGGTCCGTAACTCCAACTCCACTTGTTTTTCTCGCACTACCAGTAGGGTCTGGACAGGCAATAATTCGTCTATCTACCCCATACCTTCTGATAACCTCCTCCGCAAAATCCCAAGTCGTTGCTCCACCCGTCAACATGATCTCGTCAAACACATAAAGACACTCATTATGCTTAACCGCACAAATTCCCGCCATTGGGTCAACGTTGAAATCCAATCCCAAAATTAAAGGTAACATTTGTAAATCTTGGACTTCAGCACTAATGTTGTCATCGCTGAAACTAACAGCCACCAATCCTGTAAGATTTTCAAAACTTGCCTCAAACTCTTGCTTAAATGTTCTGCTATCTAGTTGGGCCTTCGCAGCCTCGACTTCCTCTGCTGGAACATTTCCCCCATCTATTGTGGTAAAACTCCACCTTTTCCAATCCCCCGTAGGATCTTCTGGTACATAGCACCATAAATCGTAAAACCAGCTTGCCGTGCCATCGGGTGTAGAAATAAATAATGCCCAACCCTGTTTATCTGCTAGTGCTGGCCTGATAACTTGAAACCATACATCGGAATCCATGAAGGCTGCTTCATCTAATACAACACCAGCTAAACTTCGGCCTCTTAACGTGGTTGCGTTTTCTGTTCCTTTCAGTTCAATAAGTGAGCCGTTTATCAATTCAATCTTTAAATCTGTCTCGTTTTTTGACTGTATCCACTCTCTTGGTACGAGTTTCTTTAGTTCTTTCCAGGCAATGTCTTTTGCCATGCGATATGTAGGAGCACAATAAAAATATGTCTCGCCTGGTCGTTTTATCGCAGCATTTACAAGTTCAATACAAGATAAGTAAGATTTTCCGAATCTTCTGCCAGCGACCAGTACCCTAAATCTGTTTTTTGCATTGAACACCTCCCCCTGTGCCCATCTCAATGTTAAATTTTCTCGTGTTTTTACACTCATGTACTACAGATTAACCTTAATTTTAATGGATTTGCTAGTTTTTATCGACTAATTTGCTATTTTAAGGTTATTATTCAATTAATACCATAAGTTTCAGTCCGTGACAGAAGCAATCCTACAGAATTTTGACGATAGATCCGTTCCAAAGAAAAGAA